ATGCGCGTTGAGTTTCCCGATACTGGCGCGGTCATCAAAGGCGAGGCTGGCGACAATATCGGACGTGGTGACCGTACCACGCTCTACCTGGTGGATGAAGCTGCATTCCTCCAGCGTCCTCTGTTGATTGATGCGGCGCTGTCGCAAACCACCCGTTGCCGTATTGACCTGAGCTCGGTTAATGGCATGGCGAACCCGTTCGCGCAGAAGCGTCACGGCGGGAAGATACCGGTATTCACATTCCACTGGCGGGATGATCCTCGCAAGGATGAAGAGTGGTATCGCAGGGAGTGCGAGAAAATCGACAATCCGGTGGTGGTGGCGCAGGAACTTGACCTGAACTACAGCGCATCTGCGGAAGGCGTCCTGATCCCGTCCGACTGGGTACAGGCTGCCGTCGACGCGCATATCAAACTTGGTATTCAGCCAACGGGCAAGCGACTGGGCGCGATGGACGTCGCCGACGAAGGCCGGGACAAAAATGCCTTTTCGACCCGTCACGGCTTCCTTCTGGAGAACGTGCGTGAATGGTCCGGCGTGGGCAGCGACATTTACCAGTCCGTTGAGAAGGTCTTCGGCTTTTGCGAACAGGACAACCTCGAAGAATTTCGCTTCGACGAGGACGGCCTGGGCGCTGGCGTTCGCGGCGATGCACGCGCCATCAACGAACTGCGTAACGCTGCGCGCCGACCGTCAATACTCGCCACACCGTTTCGTGGTAGCGGCGCGGTATTTGATCCGGACGATGAAGCGGTGCGCGGGGACAACGGACAGGCCGCACGCCTGAACAAGGACTTCTTCGCCAACGCCAAGGCCCAGAGCTGGTGGTGGCTACGCAAGCTTTTCCAGAACACCTATCGCGCCGTGGTTGAGGGCATGGCCTACAACCCGGACGAAATCATCTCAATCAGCAGCGCCATGGCGAGCAAAGACAAACTCATCATCGAGCTGTCGCAGCCGACCTACTCCATTAATGGCGTGGGGAAAATCGTTGTTGATAAACAGCCTGATGGCACCAAGTCGCCGAACCTCGCCGACTCGGTGATGATCAGCTACGCGCCAATGAATTCAGCCCTGAACATCTGGGAGCTGCTAGGGAGACAGGCCTGATGGCACGAAACAAGCAATCCTCTCAGCGAACGGCACAGCCCACCGCTGACGGCTACGAGAACTTCGTCGCCCGCGTTGGGATGCAGACGCCTAACCAGCATTCAGCATCGACCTACCGGGCGAACTCCACCAGCCGCAACCGCATGCTGGTGGAATGGTCATATCGCGGTTCGTGGGTTATCGGTGAAGCGGTCGACGCTATCCCGGACGATATGACCCGAAAGGGCATTCGCATCACTTCGGAGATTGACGCCAAAGACCGTGGCACCCTCGAAGCGCAACTGGATGAGTTGCAGATCTGGGATGCGCTGAACGACGTGCTGAAATGGTCGCGCCTCTACGGCGGCGCGGTCGGCTTCATCATGATCGAGGGGCAAGCACCAATGACCCCGCTGCGACTCGAAACCATTGGCGAGGGCAAGTTTAAGGGCATTCTCCCGCTCGACCGCTGGATGATTAACCCGGTGCTGACACGCCGCATTAAAGAGATGGGGCCGGACCTCGGCAAACCTGAGTTTTACGATGTGGTGACCACTGCCACGGGCATTCCAGCCTGGCGCATCCATCACAGCCGCCTGATCCGCTTTGATGGCGTCACGCTGCCATTCCAGCAGAAGATGACCGAAAACGAATGGGGAATGTCGGTTGTAGAGCGTATCTGGGATCGGCTTACTGCGTTCGATAGCGCCACTGTCGGCGCGGCGCAGCTGGTCTATAAAGCGCATCTGCGTACCTATAGCGTGGAGAAGTTGCGCGAGCTTATCGCGCTTGGAGGCCCGGCGTTCGAGGCGCTGCTGAAGAACATCGACCTGATCCGCCAGTTCCAGAGCAATGAAGGTATGACGCTCATGGACTCGCGGGATAAGTTCGAAACCCACCAGTACAGCTTTAGTGGTCTGGATGACATTCTTTCGCAGTTTGCTGAGCAGATCAGCGGTGCCGTTGGTATCCCGCTGGTACGCCTGTTCGGTCAATCCCCGAAAGGCTTCTCTACTGGTGATGCAGACCTCGCCAACTATTACGACCGGGTGAGCTCATTGCAGGAGCGCCGCTTACGGCTGCCGATGCGCCGGATACTGGACATTATGCACCGCTCGGAACTCGGAAAGCCGCTGCCGGACGATTTCACGTTTGAGTTTAACCCGCTATGGCAAATGTCAGACGTTGACCGATCAACGGTGGCCGTAAACACCACCAACGCGATCAGTACCGCGCTGGGCGACGGATTGATGACGCGTAAGGCGGCGATGACCGACCTGCGCGAAAACTCTGACGTCACCGGCATCGGGGCATCCATTACCGACGAGGATATCGAGAATGCCGAAGACGAAGCGCCGCCAGGCATCGGCGAACTTGGCGACAAACCGCCAGAGTCGCCAGGCGGAGATCCGATATCGAACGAGCCTACGGCAGATAGCGCGGGCGGTCGGGGATATCGTAAATGGGCGCTACGATGGTTCAAACGATAGCGTCACCGAAATAATGGATGCGCTGGAGCGCTACAGCGAAATCATCACCCCCTGGGCGACTAAGGTTGCTGAGAGCTTCACCGCCGACATTGCGCGCCAGAATGAAAAGCAGTGGCGTCAGCACAGTCGGAACATCAGCGCAGAACTACGCAACATGGTCGACCGCGCCCCGGTAGGCCAGGTGATGAAATCCATCGTCGCCGAGCAAATTAAGTACATCAAATCTCTGCCTCTTGAGGCCGCCGATCGGGTGTATGACATTCAGAACAAGGCCATCGAGGCTGTAGTAACTGGTGGCCGCGCTGAGCCATTCGCGAAAGAGATAGCTGCTTCCGGTGACGTGTCACGCTCACGAGCGAACCTTATCGCCCGTACCGAGCTTGGACGTGCAACCGGCGCGCTGGATCAGGCGCGTGCGCTGTCAATCGGCTCGAATGGTTATATCTGGCGTACAGCCGAAGATGGCGACGTCCGGCATTCTCATCGGGAGATGGAAGGTAAGTTTGTCGAATGGGGCAAACCTCCAACGCTTGATGGCATGACCGGTCACGCTGGCGAGCTCCCGAATTGTCGCTGTTATAAAGAAATCGTTTTTCCCAATCCTCATTCTTATCTCGCCTGAATCGCAGGTAAACCATGAAATATTTTTTCAATACCCGGCTGGGGGAAACCCGCTATCAGCTGGCTGACGGCTCGCTGCTGTGCAAAGACGTGCCGATAGGGCGAACGGGTAAGCAGCTATACGGCGCTGCCGATCTGCCAAATCTCAAACCCGACAAGCTCGGCGAGATAGTCGTCACGCGTTCTCCTGAGCAGGTATTCCATCCGACCACGCTCGCCTCATTCGAAGGGATGAGCATCACGATCCTGCATCCTGAAGATGAAAACGGGAATGTGCGGCTGGTAAATCCCGAGAACTGGAAAGAGCTTGCTGTCGGGCACCTCCAGAATGTCCGGCGCGGGACGGGTGAGCAGTCTGATTTGATGCTGGCTGACCTTATCGTCAAAGACGAAAACGCCATTCAGCTTATCGAAGATGGCCTGCGTGAAGTGTCGTGCGGCTATGACGCGGAGTACGAGCAGACCGAGCCAGGTAAAGCCGAGCAGGTCGATATTACCGGAAACCATGTGGCTCTTGTCCCTAAAGGCAGAGCCGGAAATCGTTGTGCAATTGGAGACAGAGACACAATGGCAAATCAAAAGAAAAACTGGTGGAACCGCATGCGTGCAGCCATCAAGACAGGAGATGCCGACACCATGAACGAACTGGTGGAGTCGGCTCCCGCATCGGTTACAGGAGATGAGGGGGATTTGCCGCAGGGCGTTAATCTCAACATCAACCTGTCCCCGCAGCAACCACTACCGGACAAAGCACCAGAGATGGGTGGAGGTCCAACCGGCGACAGTGATGATGACCTCAAAACATTACTGAAAGCCCTGCTGGCTAAGCTGGAAGGAAATGCGACGGGCGATAACGACAATAAGCCTGACGGCAAAGATAACAAAGACCCTACCGGCGACGGTGAGGATGACGAAGAGGAAACCACGATTACCGGTGACGCTGCTTATCGTGCCGAAGTTATCGTTCCGGGTATCGATCTGAGCCGTAAGGTGAAACCGACCGCGTTCAAACGTGATGTGCTGTCCGCCGCTGACAAAACACTGGTTCGCCAGGTTGTCGGTGATGCAGATATCCGCAAATTGCCCAAGCAATCGGTAGATATGGCGTTTAACGCCGTGTCAGAGATTGCCAAAGGGCGAAACACCCGCAGCACCACGGGCGATGCACAACGTCCAAATATGGGCATGACCAGCATCGCTTCCCTGAACAAACAAAACGCCGACTTCTGGTCTAACCGCAAAGGATAATCCAATGACTGCATATCTGTACCGGATGCCTGTTGGCATTGCCGGGGCTATCTCTCGCCCGCAGGACTTAACCGTCGAACCGGTGATCCTTAAATCCGCTAACGCCTTCGCTGCCTATGGTCTGGCTGGCAAATATGACGCTGACGGCTTTTTCGTGCCGCTGGCGGACGGTGACACCGCCGACAAGGTGAAGGGGATCTACGTTCGTCCGTATCCGACCACATCGCAGCCAGACATGGTTCGCCAGGTGGGGACGGATAAGAACTTCCCGGGTGACGCCATGAAGCGTGGCTACATGACCGTTAATCTCGGTTCTGATTTTGATGCCAGCACCATCAAAAAAGGCGACCCGGTATACGTTGTCGTCTCCACTGATGAATCCATCAAAGTGCCGCTGGGCGGCTTCATGTCCACGTCCGTCAGTGGCAAAAACGTGGCGCTGACCAACGCCGAATTCACAGGGGCCGGTGACGCTAACGGCAATGCAGAAATCTCCTGGAAGATTTAAGGAACAGACGAATGATTACTTTTGATCAGGCAACCGTTGATAGCTCTGGTGCCTTTCTCATCGGGGAGCTGGAGCGACTCGACCAGACGCTGAACCTGCCGCTGGTGGGTTACACCTGGACCCGCGATATTCAGCTGCGTGAAGACGTTTCTATCGCAGATGACATTTCCAGCTGGACTAACACCAGTTTTGGCGCTGCTGGTACTGGCGCAAATCCGAACGGTAAAAACTGGGTAGGCAAAGACTCCACCGCTATTGCTGGCGTGAACGTGGATATCAGCAAAGACGGCAATCCACTGAACCTCTGGGGTATGGAACTGGGCTGGACCGTTGTAGAGCTGGCAGCTGCTCAGCAGGTAGGCCGCCCGATTGATACCCAGAAGTACGACGGGATGCAGCTCAAATGGCAGATGGACAACGACGAGCAGGTTTACATCGGTGATGACGCACTCGGCCTGAAAGGTCTGGCAAACCTCGTCGGTGTGACGCTGAACAACGCGCCGAAGACCTGGGCGAACTCAACCAACGACGAGATCCTCGATAGCGTGAACAGCATTCTGTCTAATGCCTGGGCAGCATCCGGTTATTCCATCGTGCCTTCTGATCTGCGCATTCCGCCAGAGCAGTATTCACTGCTGGCGAGCCGTAAGGTTTCCGAAGCGGGTAACCAGTCACTGCTGACCTATCTGGCTGTGAACACTATCGCTTTCCACCAGAACGGCGTTCCGCTTGAAATCAAAGCGGTCAAATGGCTGAAAGGGCGTGGGGTTGGCGGTAAAGACCGTATGATCGCCTACACCAACGACAAGAAATACGTGCGCTATCCGCTGGTGCCGTTGCAGAGCGTTCCTGTCCAGTATCGCGGTCTGTATCAGATTGCGACCTACTACGGCAAGCTCGGTGCGGTTGAGCCAGTGTACAAAGAAACCCTGTCCTACGTGGACGGTATCTGATAACCAGAACGGCCCCGAAAGGGGCCAGAAGGGAACTGAAAATGGCGAAAGAAAAGCTGGTTACCATCCATGTTCACACCCCGTTTACGCTGACGCTCGGCGATCAGTCAAAAAGGGAGTTTGGCCGGGGACGGCATAACGTACCGGAAGAGGTCGCGTCGCACTGGTTCACCCAGGCGCACTCCGAGCTTTCCGAAAGCGTGATTAGCGACACCGATGATCTGCAACCCATTATCGACAGCCTGCAAGCTCAGATTGCCGACAAAGATAAGCAGATTATCGATAAAGATCAGTTGATTGCCGATCTGCGAGAAGCGCTGCTCAAGCTGCAAGAGCAGAACGACAGCCTGCAAGCGCAGATTGCTGCCGCCCAGACTGGCGGTAATGGGGCGAAAGATGCCAAAGAATCAAAGCCTGCCAACAGTAAGTGATTTTCGGCGCGACTTTCCACAGTTTGCTGACCCTGCCAAATATCCCGAAGCACAAATCCAGTTTCGTCTGAATCTGGCTGATGTGCTGCTGAGCGAAAACGTCACCGGCAAAGAGTTGTTTCCGTACTTTGTCGAGTTGTTCGTGGCTCACTACATGACGCTCTGGGCGGCAGATAGCCGGGCAATGCTCGTCGGCGGCCCGGGTGGCTCAACCAATGGTGTTCAGTCCTCCAAGTCCGTTGACAAGGTAAGCGTCAGCTATGACACCAGCGCGACGCTAAACCCTGACGCAGGCTTCTGGAATAACACCCGATATGGCGCTGAATTTTATCAGCTGATCACGATGTTCGGTGCGGGCGGTCGCCAGCTATGAGTTTCAAAAGTGGTGTAACAACGAGGGTTGATAACGCTCAGGCCATTCTGGATGCGCTCCGGTCGCTAACCAAAAAGGATGTGCTGGTGGGCATCCCGGAAGAAGACAGCGAGCGTGAGGATGTTCCGTTTGGTAATGCCGGGATCGGTTACGTCAACGAATACGGCTCACCAGCGCAAAACATACCCCCACGCCCGCACCTGATCCCCGGCGTTAAATCCGTAGAGGAACAGACGGTGCCGCAGCTCAAAGCAGCGGCGCAGGCTGCGCTTGATGGAAATGCGGCGGGTGCGGAAAGAGCGCTTAACCGCGCCGGAACGCTGGCCGCGAATGGCGTCAGGCGTTACATGACCATTACCGGCTTTACACCGCTTGCTGATAGCACCGTTGAAGCACGCGCACGCCGTGGGCGCAAAGGGGCAAAAGAGGAACTTGCGCGGCGCGCTGCTGGTGAGTCTCCTGGAACCGATCTGGTGAAACCGCTAATTGACACCGGGCAATATCGCAGAGCCATTACCCATGTTGTGAGGGATAAAGATGCCGAATCTTGATGTGACGGACGTACTTTTTGACCCCGATTTTTGCGACTTCAACCTGTGGGTAACGCGTCGCGCGCAAACGGTGGACGAGGACGGGATCGGCAGCGACAGCGAAGTTAAAACGCAGTTTGCCGGAGATGTTACCGTTGACCGCTCTCTCGAAAACCGACGTATGCAGTCCGGCCAGGTTATCAGTGGCGCGATTCTCATCGTGACAACTGAGCGGCTGACGCAGGGGCAGACTGGCCGTGATGCCGATATCGTGACGTACCAGAACCGTGATTATCGTGTGACATTCGTCGACCCGTACACGGCTTACGGTGCTGGCTTTGTCCAGGCACATTGCGAATTACTGCCGTTTGATGGGGGAACTCCCGTTGAGCAATAACACCAGCACAGAGCGCGGCTGGCTGACACCCACCAGCGGCGATCCTGATTATGACGAAGCGCTCGACAGGCTGCTAAGCCGATGGATGCGCAATGTTTCCGGCTTGCCTGCGGGGATGGTTCGCCCGCGCTGGCAGAAAGAACAGCCATCACTACCGTCAGTTGAAACGAACTGGTGTGCGTTCGGCGTTACCGGGTGGCCCATTGATAACAGTCCTGCATTCACCAATCAGACCGACGAGGGCGCTCAGCTCTGGCGGCATGAAACGTTCGAGTGCATGGCGTCGTTCTATGGCCCGGCTGGTATGTCTTATGCGTCCCGTTTTCGCGATGGCATATCTGTCCCGCAAAACAATGCTGAGCTGAACGCGCTTGGTTTGTCTCTGGGCGACTATACCGGTCTGACCCCTTTCCCCGAACTTATCAACCAGCAATGGGTTCGCCGCTACGACATGACGGTGCGCCTGCGCCGGAAGGTCGTGCGCGAGTACGGCATTAAATCGCTGGTGGAAGCGCCAGTCACCTTTTTTGGAGAATAAACTATGACGCAGGGCTTACCTGTATCCAACGTTGTAAACGTTGATGTGATCATCTCGCCGAAAGCGGCTACTGGTCGTAACTTCGGCGCACTGCTGATCCTCGGTTCTTCCACTGTCATTCCGGTGCAGGAGCGCGTTCGCCTTTATGCGTCCGTTGATGACATTGGCGAGGACTTCGGAGTCGACAGCCCGGAATATGAAGCGGCGCAGGTTTTCTTCAGCCAGTCGCCGAAGCCGACGCAGGTTTATGTTGGCCGCTGGGCGAAGACGCTGACCTCTTCCGAAGGTGGAAGCGTGGAAACCATCGTGCAAGCTGTTAATGCCTGCCTGCAGTATACCAACTGGTATGGGCTGGTTGTCGCTGATGATGTTGCTGATGGCGATGATGTGCTTGATGCTGACGACGTGATTGAGGTTGCTAAACTCATCGAAGCGTCCAGCCTGAGCCGCATTTTCGGGGTAACGTCAGCCGACGCTGAGATCATCAGCACGACTTCGACGACCGATGTTGCGTCTAAATTAAAGGCCGGTAAGTATTCCCGTACCTTTATTCAATATTCCACCAGCAGCCCTTATGCGGCGGTTTCAGCTTTCGGTCGCGCGTTTACTGTCAATTTCAACGGCAGCAATACCACCATTACCCTGAAATTCAAACAGGAACCGAGCGTAACCTACGAAACGCTGACGGTAGGACAGGCGGCGGCTGTGGATGCGAAGAATGCGAACGTGTTCGTGTACTACGCCAACGACACGGCGATCCTGCAACAGGGTGTCATGGCGAACGGTGACTTCTTCGACGAGCGCCACGGGCTCGACTGGTTGCAGAACTACGTTCAGACCAACCTCTATAACCTGCTTTACACCAGCACCACCAAAATTCCGCAGACTGATGCCGGTGTGACCCGTCTGCTTTCCAACGTTGAACAGTCCATGGATCAGTCCGTCACGAACGGTCTGGTAGCGGCTGGCGTGTGGAATGGTGGCCCTATCGGGCAACTGAATTCCGGCGATACGCTGACAAAAGGTTATTACGTGTATGCGCAACCTCTTTCCGAGCAAGCACAGGCTGACCGAGAAGCACGCAAAGCGCCGTTAATCCAGGTGGCTTGTAAGCTGGCTGGCGCAGTTCATTACGCCGATGTGCAGATCAACGTGGTTCGCTAAGGAGCGATAAATGGCAACTTATTCTTTTCTCGATGTAACCGCGTCGCTCACCGGGCCGACCGGCGTTATCGATCTTGGTCAGGGTTCTGCGAACTCTGAGGAAGGTATCACCCAGACCATGGGCGGCAACAAAAACACCATGACCATCGGTGCCGACGGCGAGGTGATGCACAGCCTGCACGCCGATAAGTCAGGCACCATTACGGTGACGCTACTCAAAACCTCCCCGGTGAATAAAAAGCTGTCTCTGGCGTATAACGCGCAAAGCCAGTCCTCTGCCACCTGGGGCAATAACGTGATCGTCATTCGCAACACGGCATCGGGTGATATTTCTACTGCGCGTTCGTGTGCATTCCAGAAACAGCCTGATTTCAATAACGCTAAAGAGGGCGGAACCGTCGCCTGGGTATTCGACTGCGGCAAGATTGACCAGCTTCTCGGGGAGTTTTAACGCATGGAATTCGAAATTAAAGGCGTGAAATATCGCACCGCAAAGCTCAGCGTTTTCGAACAGCTGAAGGTGTCCCGCAAGCTGTTGCCGGTTCTGGCCGGGATGGTTTCGGACTTCCGGAGCGTTCAGGAGAAGATCAGCAGCAAAGACACCGAAGGCGCGATGGCTACCATCCTGCCAAAGATTGCCAATGCTGTGTCCGATCTGAGTGATGGCGACGTGGACGCTATCCTGTTCCCCTGTCTTTCCGTTGTTTCACGCGAGCACATGAAAGGCTGGGTGCCGGTCTGCCAGCATGGCGAAATGGCGTTTGACGATATCGACCTGCTTACCATGCTGCAACTGGTGGCGCGGGTGGTCGCCGACTCGCTGGGAAATTTTTTGCAAGGACTCCCTACCAGCGAGACGCCCACCCCGCTAGCGGAATAACCTTCAACAGCCTGCCGGGCGGTGAAGATTTTATTCTTCGCCCGGCGCTTGCCTTCCATATTGACCAGAAAGACCTTAACAGCGGTGCGGTAGACCTTTGCCGCATCGCGCTTCTCAATGACTACCTCGACATGCGCGAGGATAACGACGCCCGGGTAGATAAATGGAGAGCGGCCAATGAGCGGTAACGCAGATACGATTAAAGATTTCCTTGTTTCGCTGGGATTCGATATCGATCAGGCTGGCGCTAATAAGTTTGAAGCAGTGCTGAAAGGCGTTACAGCTAACGTTCTGAAGGTCGGAGCGGTGGTGGAAGGCGCAGCGCTGAGCATTGTCGGATTTACCACTCAGATCGCGAACGGTCTGGATAAAATTTACTGGGCATCCCAGCGGACGGGGGCCAGTGTCCAGGGCATCAAAGCGCTGGGATACGCCGCATCGCAAACCGGTGCCAGCGCCGAGTCGGCCATGTCCTCCCTCGAAGGGCTGGCCGGTTTCATGCGTAGCAATCCGGGCGCGGAAGGCTTCCTGAACCGTCTTGGTGTCCAGACCCGAGATGCCAGCGGAAAGATGCGTGATACTGCGGCCATCTTTACTGGCGTTGGGCAAAAGCTCAACAACATGCCGTATTACCGCGCGAAGCAATACGCGCAGATGCTTGGCATCGATGAAAACACGCTGATGGCGATGCGCAGAGGGATGGGGCAGCTCAGTTCTGAGTACGCGTTGACGGCAAAGCGTATTGGTTTTAATGCTGAGTCAGCGGCTAAACAGTCCAATATTTTCATGACCTCCATGCGTAATCTGACGATGACGCTTGGACAGGCGAAAGACAAGATTGGCTCTAACCTAGCTGGTGGCCTTGCTGGCAGTATTGATAACTTCCGCAGGCAGATACTCGACAACTGGCCGAAGATTGAAGCGGTCATCACGAAGATCATCAAAGGAATTCTCTGGGCAGGTGACGCGATTACCCGCGTGTTATGGCGAACTGGGCAAGCTGTTGAGGGTGTGATCGCCTGGTTCAAAAAGCTGAACCCAGCCACGCAGCAGCTTATCGCATTGTTCAGTGGGCTGTTGGTTGCATGGCGGCTGCTAAATACCGCTTTCATGTCATCACCCTTGGGCATGATAACGACGCTTATTATTGCACTTGGTCTGCTCTTGGATGATTACCAGACGTGGAAAAAAGGTGGCAAAAGCCTGATTGACTGGGGGAAATGGAAGACTGAAATTGATCAGGCCGTCAAAATGATTGGTGACCTGAAAAAGACTGTTACGGACCTGACAAAAGCGCTGGCTAAGTTGCTCGGTATTGACCCCAAGTCATGGTCCCTAAAGTGGGATTTTAGCAACTTCATTTCGCAAATGGGTGAGTTCGGCAAGATGCTGAACATGATCGCTGATTTGCTGAATGCCATAAAAGATGGCAACTGGGCGCAGGCCGCTAGTATAGGCAAACAGCTGCTAAATCAGGGCAGCGAAAATCCGTCAGCGATGCCGATGGTAACAGATAGCGCCAACGGTACCGCCGACTGGATTAAAGAGCACTGGGGATTCGATCCTCGCAGCGTGGGCCGAACGGTGCGCGGCTGGTTCGGTGATGATGAGCCTGAACAGCTCGGCCAGTCAGTTAAGCGGCCACAGCCAACCAAAGCAGGCTCTGAACTGCTGGGATGGATGCAGCCGATGCTTACCAACCTGGAACAGCTCTACCGGCTTCCGGAGGGGTTATTGCGCAGTGTGGCCATAACGGAATCTGGCGGTAATCAGTTCGCCGTTTCAGGCGCTGGCGCTAAAGGTCTGTTCCAGTTCATGGATGGTACGGCGCGAGACATGGGCCTGCGTGGTAACGATGTGTTCGACCCGGAAAAGTCAGCTCAGGCAGCCGCTAAGTACCTTAGCCAGCTATTGCGGCAGAACGGCGGAGACCTTAGTAAAGCACTGGCATCATATAACTGGGGGATCGGGAATGTTAAGCGTTATGGAATGGGGCTAATGCCGCAGGAAACGCGCAACTACATTCCGAAAGTAATGAGCAACATGCCCACCAGCGCCCCGGTGATTCAGCAGGAAACGAATATTAACATCCACGGCGTTTCCGATCCGCGCGAGGCTGCCCGTTTGACTGTTGATCGTCAAAAGGGCGTGAATTCACAGTTAACCCAGCAACTCCCCGCAGGACCGAGATAATGGATATTTTATCAGCGATTTTTCGCCAGCAATCCCGGCGAATTGGCCTGCTGATCCCCAGCGTGGTCGTCTCCGAAAAGCATTCTGATGCGCTCGAAATTACTGAGCACCCGGTGGAGAAGCCAACAACGAATAGCGCTTCGGGCTTCATCGCCGATCATGCGTATAAGCGCCCCAGCGAAGTCACAATGGAATGCGGCTTCGCTGGTGGCGGTTCGTTGCTGGACTTCATTGATACATCGTCAATCGGCCTCAGCGCCGGACTTAGCCCGAAAGAGACCTATCAGCAACTACTGGATCTCCAGTCCTCTCGGGTGCCGTTCGATGTAGTGACCGGAAAGCGGGTTTACAGCAATATGCTGGTGCGAGCCATCGAGGTGACAACGGATAAAACCAGCGAGAACGTGCTGAACTGCACGCTTACCCTGCGTGAAGTGATCATGTCGCA